TTCTCTTTTCCTTACGCGGACTTAGAGGCAAACATACATGGTATATTGGGGGATGAATAATGGCTTTTAGTAGATATGCCGGCACAGTAGTAATATACAATGATGCTGAAATTTATGAAGAATTTTTGAAAGAGCGCGGACTTACAAATTTGCAACAATTTGCAAGCTCAACCATGTATCACCCAACAGCACGAGAGCGTGCGACTTTGAATAGAATGCACCACACTTGGAAAGTTGGAGATCGATATTATAAACTTGCTCAAGAATATTATGGAGATTCCAGATATTGGTGGGTAATCGCTCAATATAATCAAAAACCAACAGAATCTGACGTATTGCTTGGGGACGCCATAATCATACCGCTTCCCTTGGAAGATGTGTTGGCATATTATAAATTATGAGGAGATTTTAAGTGCCAAACGGAAATTTTGAGCCATATGCATACTATTATTGGATGCAGCGGACAATGCTGTATGGATCCTATGGACGACCCGGACCTCTTGTCACGGGAGCCGCCGGGCTCTGGGATATCCAGGTCGGCTGGTCGGACGCCAATACCAACACGCGGTGGAAGAGAATCTCGCAGGACTCAATTAGGACCAAAGATAGAAGCAGCCCGTGGAATCCCCTCGCGGCGGCCGCGAGTTGGGATCCTGTGGAGGCCCAACTCCAGGCTAGCTGGCCAAATTGGAATGCAGCAAATACTCTTATTCTTAATACGAATATGGTGGTACCTTCCTATAACAATGGAATTCCTAAACGACTTTTTGATTTAGGCTTCGATCATCACACTGATAGGGGGGAGACGCCCATGCCCGGCACGCGTGCCTCGGGCGATGATGAGGTGCGTGCACATGATACTATAGAAGGGGAAATTAATATTTCTACATATTATCACGGACAGCATACGGCCGGGGATCCTATAGGTTTGCACGAGCCATGGTATTATGACGAAAGAAAATTCTTAAGCCATAACCATGCGAGTATCTTTCAAAAAGATCAATCACCAGACCCCACAGACGGCCCCGGTCTTGTTTGGGACGAATATGAGCAACACTATAGACGTCTTTTTTTAGATAATGTGTTGATACGAGATTTTCTCGTCGAATGGTGGAATAAGAGCTATGACTACCTCAAAACAGAATGGACTGATGGTGAGGACGAGGACGATGTCCCAAAACCAAAATCGACTGCGACCAAGACTAAAATAATAAATAGTGGATCCGGACTGCGCGAGGTCTTTAGGATTGCGGCCACCGATGCCTTCAACGCGGCGGGATCGCCGTCTAGTGATTCTGAGATAAGGGAGTTCAGAGCGTGGATGGCAGCGGCCATGTACCCGGTGGAATATTCGGGGGAAACCCAGGAAAACACGTTAGGAGGCATGCTAGCACACAATGCAATAAATAATGCGATGGATTTCTTTATTAATTCATATTTCAGCGGTTGGTACTCCGCCCGGAGTCTTCACCCGACAATTCACCTTCTCTGGCCCGCCCAGTTGATGAACGCCTCAGGCTTAGAAGTGTTATGGCAGGTAATGTACATGTTCGATGCCACTGAGATCGTCCTGCGAAAACATGAACTACTGGTTAATTTTCGAGAAGCAAATCCGCAGGAACGGTCTTCGGATATTGTTGAGGAACTCGCAGAAGATCTCATTGTGGATAATTTACATACAGACCCTGTTGACCCAGAAGCCCTAGCAGATCTCCTCCGCCAGCTAGAATATGATCTTAAATTTGCACCGCAATGTTTTTTGCTTCACAATGTAAAACAATTAGCAGATTATAATAAAAAAAGAATTGTAAATCCATCGCCCTCAACGGGTATCTATGAATATGACCGCGTTTTTATCGCCAGAGGAGCGCCCGATTTATTGATGGGAAAATTAAAAGCAAAGAAACATGAACATTTAATGTTAAAATTCTCGCCAGCGCAGTTATCGGCCCTTGTTCCTACGGTAAGAATATATAAAGTTCAGTATGGGAGGGAAACACGCAAATTTAAAGGTGAAGTAGAATTTAAATTCCCCAACTATACAAATGTTGAGTCAAAAGATCAATTTTTAGACACAGTATTAAACAGCGATGCAGACGGCTCTCCTCTTTTAACAAAACAGGCTTTCGGAATAAAGTCTTTCGAATGGGATTTCATATCCACGCAGCCCTTTACGATTAAAAATGATGTTACAGCAAATTTAACTTTATTTTTTCAGGATTTTACTCAGTTTTCTCTTAAAAGGCGATCAAATGGAATAAAATATAGTTATTCTGATTTAATAATTAGCGCAAACAGCTTCCCTTCTAGACGCAGCGTTAGTAGTAATACACAAAATTCTTCTACTTATCCGGTTATTGATGAATATTTTTTTTATGACATAAAAGTAGTAGCAGGATGGTCTGTACCACTTGGTTCGGATGACCTGTTCGACGTCGACCAAAAGGCGGCTATAGAAGCAACTCAAAACGTATTTTTTCTAACAATGGTAGATTATGATTTAGATTTTCGACAAACCGGTGTCGTTGAGCTTTCTATTAATTATCGAGCCAGACTTGAAGCAACCACATTTAACAAGAGAGCCAATATTTTATTTGATGAGGAAGTCGCAGAACAACTTCTTGAACTTTCGAAATTAAAACAAAATAGAGAAAACTTGGGATGCGGTAATCTATCAGTCGAAGAACAGAAGAAAAATTCAGAAGAACTTAAGAAGATTAAAGAAGAAATAGCAATTGTAAGAAAGCAACATCAGGTGCGTACTTATCAAAGTCTGCTGGATCGCCTGATAAATGAAGAGTGTATTTATTTCGACGATTTTACGGCTAATGATATTTTGAGCTACAAAGGTCATGATCAAGCCAGCATAAGAACATTTCAATCATCAATACCAGATCCGTCCAGTCCGCTCGGACACCACAGCACCATGGAATTTTCCAATTTGAGAGAAGCGCTGTCGACACCAGCGGGAGGCGCCCCATATAAAGCCTTTGAAGATAAAATAGGGATGGAAGAAGATGGCCAAGATACATATAGAATTCACTATTTTTTCTTAGGTGACTTATATGAAATTGCTGCTAAGCACGCGCTTCGACCGGAAAACTTTGCGCTACGCGGCCTCACCGAGAGTGATGCACAAGTGGCAAAGAAAACATCGATCATCTTGAGCGACCTGACAATTCCCGATCCGAGAGATAAAGAACTTTTCAATTTGAATATGGCCGATATTCCAATAGATGTTAATATTTTTTCTCAATTTATGTATGATCAAGTAATCGCAAAAAATAGAGAAAGTTATTCTCTTATGAATTTCATAAAAGAATTTACAGCTTATGTTTTGATAGAAAGGATGGAGGATTGTTTTGGAATCGATCGCCCAAGAATAAGATTTAAGGAGGGATATTTGAGCTTACCGCCCGTTACAGGCGGCACGCATACCATCGGACATAGAACTTATGGTGGAGGAAAATTTGATCCCATGGCATCTCTCGCATTGGAATCCAATACTGTATGGGGCGCCCCTGGCGATGATTTGAAGACAAGAAAAACAAAACACAAAGGCAGTCGAAATCCCCATCGGATATTCGATGTGGCTGATTTAAAGCCCGACAAAGACAAACCACGAAAAACAACAAAGTCAGATTCCTTAAATGATCAATATTTTTATCTTATTTGTTATGTCGAAGCTTCCGATCCTTCTGTTTTAGTAATTAAGGAAGGAAAATACCCACAACAAGTTAAAGCAGATTATAAGCGAGGGATATATCATTTATTCTTGGGGAATAAAAAAGGAATTTTAAAAGAGGCTAATTTTGTTAAAACAGATCAAAAATTCCTAAGAGAGCATCGGTTTGCACAAAACCCATCAGATCCATATACTTTTTTATCAAACGTTTTTGAAGCACAAGTTAATTTAGTCGGAAATAACATGTTTTTTCCCGGTCAATATGTTTATATAAACCCTCGTTCTATTGGAGACATTGGTGCTCCCTATAATCCAGGAAGTATGGCTTTTTATTTGGGCTTGGGAGGATACCACCTTATAACAAAAGTGACATCAAAAATTCAAGATGGGAAGTTTGAGACAAAATTGACTGCGAGGTGGGAAACTAACGGATCTGGTCAATTTAGAAATCCACATTCTGTATCTGCCACAACAAATGCGTGTGCAACTCAATCGCCTGATTCCACTACGGGATATGGAGCGGACTCATGAGTTCTCGTAAATTAAATGGCACAAATGATTTGGATGCTTTAAGTCTTTACTTAGAGAGAATTTTTTACAAAGCCTACGCATATGACACCGATACAGTCGAGGATCCCTCCAAGATCCTCCAAGATCTCCCCGCAGGTGTTAAGAATTTTTGGTTTGTTGAAAACATTCTTTATGGAAAAGTAAATCCACACCTGACGCCAGTTAAAGTCATTTCCACTAGTTTATCTAAGATTTCCGAAGAACTAGTTCAAACCGGAATGGGTGATTTATATGCTGTAGATTTTGTGACCGAAGCCTTTACAAAATTTTGTAATTTTTTTGACGGTGCGGTCAGGACTCGCAAGCTCGCGAAAAGCTCCTACCTCTATGCTCCAAAAGCATATGCAGCATATAAAAATGCAGATCTTCTATATTTACAATTTATAAAAGATTTTGTGGGAAAATATAATGGCCACATATTACAAATGGGAAGATATGCGAAAATTAAGAATTTTGGTGATTATGTAAAAATGTTTTTTAATTTTTGTTTAAAGGATATGTCTGACACAATTATAACTAAAAGTTCTTATTATTTGGGCTCTAATCTTTCTGCACTTGTTGGCGGTCTTTCAATAGAGATATCCGATCTCGATCCATCTTCTGATAGAGAAAAACAAGAAAAATTTATTAATGATCCCAATTTTTCTTTTTATCGCCAAGCTGCCATTAATGCAGGATTTATAATAGATAAAAATATTCCATGGAGACTGAATATTGATCTGTCTTCGTCTGTTACTAAAATGCAGTTGGGGACGAAAATCCCCGCATATACAGGAGCACCACGAGAAGTTTTCACTTATTATTATTCGTTTGTTTCCAGCGACGATGTTCCAACCCTCCAGGCAGCACTTTATGATGGTTATGTTGATTTTGTAAAAGCCAATAGGTATTATCAGAATGAAAAAGGGTGCTTAATGGAGCGCCCGGACCCGGCTTCTTTAAGTTTTCAAACTTCGATTGTTGATGTGCCATTATTTTATTGGTATAAAAAATATATTCAGTTAAAAAATATGGAGAAGGGACACCCTTATACCGAATACGAAGCAAAAAGAATTTTTATTAATACCGCCTATATTATGGGCTCCAAGGGACAGGGAAAGGGAATTTCATATGCAAATGAAAAATTTAATTTACCTTTTCTTTATGAGGGATCGCTTACCTATAGCCGACTTAAAAAATATTTTAAAGGAATTGACAACTTTTCTCTTGACAATTTCTCTGAATATGTTAAAATGATAGTAAAGAGATCATCTGAAACGATCTATTGAGGCTGAATTGCTATTTCAAACACTTGACGATAAAAAAGATTGCGTCGGAATCTATTATGGTGAACTTCTTTTCAACCAAGAATTACCAGATGATCTGAGTCATACATGGTCATATTCGGGATTTCTCAAGGGAAGGGAGATTGAGTATGCAAAACTCTATTGTGGAGGAAAAACCCTCGATATGGTATGTCCAGAGGCCCTGAAAGACCGTTACAAGAGATCCAGTGACAAACTCAGGGCTTTCGTCAAATCTTTTATGACGGCTCGTGTATCGCTCGATGAGAACTGTTTTTTTGATTTAGTACCTCAAAGATTCCTTGAGGAGTTCTGTCAAGTCAAAAATTATATTTGTGAGCACGTTTTTGAGAATTATGAAAGGCCAAAGAATTATGATTATCTTGTTTCTTTGACTGAGATAATCGAAGACATAAAATATAGAAGTTTAAATTTGAATCCCAAGAATCTTTCCATGTTTAAGGCAGATCATAGAAAGTTTTCACAAAATTTAAATCAGATTGAACATTCGTGCAAATTTAATATTCACGGAACAAAGACGGGCCGCCTAACAACAGTGCCGAAGAGCTTTCCAATTCTAACTTTAAAGAAAGAGCTTCGCTGTGTGGTCAAACCTCATAATGATTATTTTGTTGAGCTTGATTTTAATGCTGCGGAGTTACGAACTTTGCTTGCTTTGCAGGGGAAGTCTCAGCCGATCGGCGATATACACGAATGGAACATTAAGAATATATTTCAAGACTCAATAACGAGGGACGAGGCCAAAAAAAGAATTTTCGCATGGTTATATAATCCCGAGAGCGAGGACCACCGGTGCGAGCATACATATAACAGGGAGTCGGTGGTACAAAAGTACTTCACACAGGGCCAAGTGAAAACCTTTTGGGACAAGGTGATCCCGTCAGAGGAGAGAACCGCATTGAATTACATTATTCAATCAACATGTGCCGAAAATGTTCTGAGACAAATGATTAAAGTATCTAATTACCTAAAAGGATGTAAATCATATGTTGCTTTCCCGATCCATGATTCTATTGTACTTGACCTTTCTAAAGAAGACAAAGAAAAATTGCCAGAAATCATAGATATTTTTTCTAATACGGCCCTTGGTAAATTTATGGTGAATGTCAGAGTAGGTCAAAATTTTGGCCAACTAGAGAAACTGGGGGTATAATTTGAATATCATAGGTCTAGGGGATGCTGGGTGTAATATTGCAGATGCTTTTAATCAATATCCTCAGTATAAAATATTTAAAATAAATGTTGACATCGAGGGAAAAGGGTGCTATAATGTATTAAAGTGTCAGACAGCAGAGGAATACGAGAACGTGGATCTCCCAAAAATCAAAACATTTTTCAAGGGAACAAAGGGAGAGACCCTTTTTATTATTGGAGGTTCAGGAAAAATATCTTGTGCTTCTTTAAAAATATTGGAACACATTAGACATTTGCCAATTTCTGTTCTTTATATTAAACCAGACATGATGTTGCTCAATAAAGTACAAAAAATGCGTGAAAGACTCGTTTTTGGTGTGATGCAAGAGTACGCACGATCTGGAGTTTTTGAGAAGATGTATATAGTTTCAAATACCGAACTTGATTCTGTTGTGGGGAGTGCCCCGATTATCGGATATCACGATAAGTTAAATGAAGTTTTAGTTTCAACGATCCATATGATAAATGTATTCCAGAATACAAAACCAGTAATTGGCAAAATCGGGAAACCCAAGGAAACACACCGCATATTAACGATCGGCCTTTTCGACGCGGAAAAAAATGAAGAAAAAATGTTTTTTTCCCTTGACAAAGCCCGCGAAAGATGTTATATTTATAGTATAAACGAAGATAAGTTAAGAACCGATAGCGATTTATTCAACAAGCTGAAAAAGCAAGTGAAATCAAAAACAACAGAAGATCTCAATATAACATACGCTGTGTATTCAACCAATTACGACTATGATCTCGGCTATGTTATAGAAAGAACACCAAACATCCAATTACAGGAAATAAATTGAAAGCACATTCAGGAACATTTAGGAAAATAGACGGAAGTCTACGAACAATGAGATTTATAACACTGGACAACCTTCCAGAAGGATTTTTTATCTCTCAAACAAAGGGCACCGGCAAGAAGAGAACTCTTGCAGAGGGGAGCAATCTTGTTTGGGATTTGGATAAACAAGGATTTCGTGTTTTTAACAGAAACACGATTATAGGGGAGATTGAGGATTTCAATATTGAAAGTCTTGAGAACTTCGAACTCATTAGTAATTTTGAGTAAACAACAAAACAAACTAGCAAGACGAGAGATTTGTCGTCTTGACTTTAGCCAATGGCACAATTTCAATAATAAAAGGAGAAAATTAACATGGCACTAGATATTGCAAAAATTCGAGCAAGGCTCGATAGCGTTAAAAACAACGGGAAGGCAGGAGGGTCTTTTTGGCGTCCAAAAGACGGCACACAGACAATCCGCATCGTTCCAACTGCTGACGGCGATCCCTTTAAGGATTATTGGTTCCACTATAACTTGGGCCCAGATCAGCGAGGAGGCCTTCTCTGTCCTAAGAAAAATCATGGGGAAGGATGTCCCATCTGTGATTTTAAGGATCGACTCTGGAAGGAATTTAATGGGAATC